TAATTTCATATTCGTCAGCAGGAAGTGGTTCCCACTGCTTCTGATCATATGAATAACTCCACTCTTTATCACTCCAACCCAAGTAGTAATCGTACACTCCTCTATAAACACCTTCGTGCTTATAGTTATAAAGTGACTTTCCTATTTGTAGTTGTGATGATTTAATCGACTCTTTGCTTGTCTTAGGAGTCAATGTTTGTGGTGATCCACTCTTCGATTTCCCTTCAATAATTTGCTTTTGACTGTCACTTAGCGCACTTGCAGCCATAGTTGTCGTCTCTAGCATTTTAAAGAAGCGTATCTAACTTCAGGTCCATGTAATTTGTAATACACATGTAACGTAACCTTCATAGCATTGCTTGCTTGCAGTCTGAACTCTGCTGGCATACCCAAAGTTTGAGGTCCTCGCATTACTTTACTTAACATGCCTGGAACTTCCATTTCCACCGTACTAGTCTTGCCTCTAGTATAATCAGTGTATGAAACTAACATACCACTCGGTCCCATACCAATACTGTCCATATCTTGGTCGGAACCTTGAACGCAAAATCCTGCAGTGATAGTTTGATCTGGTCCTGTCGCGTGATACACAACAGCAATCTTATCCAACTCAATCTTGCCGCAGTTTGCAAAGCGACTCGGAACAAAAGTCGCTATCTTATATTGCATCACTATATCGTCTCCGGTTTTCGCTGGTTTCAAAGTGTAAATATCATGATAAGTGTTCTGAATGCTTAAAGTAGCTGGTTCATCCTTTGCCGCAATGGCAACGGGTGTTTGATCTTCTTCTCTAAGCATAATTGATAAACGAAATCTTCATGGCTTACATGTTCAACATTAGCCTTAAAGTATCGTCTCGAACCCTTGTCACTTGTTCTATACTTGTTGCCGTCGATATATAATGCTTAGCGATGTCGATAGGAGCTGTTGCAATTTCTGCTTCAGAAAGAACCTGCATGAATACAGTATCTAACTGTTTTTCGATGTAATTTACGTCCAGTCTCTCTTCAGACAGTGCTCCTACATCAGTCTCTTTAGTCTTTTCCCAGGGTAGTTTCCCTGTATAACCGTATCGCCTTAAATGGAACATGATATCATTGATTGCAGCTTGACATTGCAATTGATCCCATGTCAGATGCTCGAACAAAGCATCTTTTAAGACGTACGCATGTGAAAACAACTCAAAGTAACCGAGACTAATTTCATCAACTTTGCCTCTTTCGAGTTGTCCCAAAATCCTCCCAAGTAAGATGTCCGGATTTTTGATTAATACTCCTCGAGAGATTATGAATGATGCAAACTCTCCTACAGTAGATGTAAAACGTTTTTCAACACAATGATCAAAGTGTTTCCACACGTCCCACTGTCTACTCACTGGTAATCCTGCTTCTCGATCCATGTCATCCCCTGTTTGAGCTATAGGAAATCCAAAAGGTATGTCATATTTGAGACATTCTCTGGCCAGACAAAACAACGTATTGATCAAATAAGTGAAGATTTCTCCACTCAAGGTCATTAGTGCTAAATGTTTTGTCCTCGTTTGAAAATCTGCTTTGTCGTTGACATAATCCTGTATGATTTCACCTGGTATGCCAAATCTTGTCATTAAACACACCATAAGGTTCACTGCCCCACCTTTGACTGTACCATCAAGCCCGCTCATGTCCAACATTTCATGTTCTTGATAACTAGTGGTAAACTTTGAAAACCACTCCTTGGCCGATTGTATCGACACTTTAGCATGAATGTATATGTGCGGAGGCAGACTCTCTAGAATTTTATCAAGCATGTACATACCAACCCATCCAAACTTGAACAAGTATTCATCTGAACGTACGAATATTGGTTGTGCTGGTTTGGCTTTATCATGATAACTTTCTTTCATTTTCCATTGTGTCTTCATTGATAAGAAATCATGATAGTCTGGTTCTGCTCGATTCAAACTCATCTGTTTCAAAGCTTCAGATCTTTCTTGCCTACGCCTCTGAAACTTCAAGCGGTACTCTCCTTCTGTGTCAGGAGGCATGATTTGTATGTCATCTGGATCCCAACCGGCAGCTTTACAAAGTGCCTCGTACAAAGCTAGACCATAACTTTCTGTATTCTTGATCTCGGTTATGTTCTCTTCATATGAGCCTAAC